GTTAAAACAGCGACTTTTTTTGCACGGTTAGGCCCGCCGAACATGTCGGACCAAGCTTCCCGGGTAGCCTGCCGGCCGGACTCCGAAAGCTTAATTTCTGCGGGAACCTGGATTATCCCGCCCGGAGTGGCATCATTAGCAAAAAAACTTGCCCCGTAGCGCTGGCCTGCAATACTTATACCGAGCGCTTCAGCGCAAGCCATAATAGGCGAAAGGCCTTCCAGAGCGCCCGGCGAAGCCATCCCTTTAATATGCATAACCTCGACAGACCGAAGAGACGCCCCGGACTCGAAAACCGGCAATAGCGAAACGCCCGAGTCGTTAGAAACGCTAACAACTTCCCGAGAAACACGGCGACACAACCGGGGAGCTAAAACTTTCATTTGCGTTAACAGGCCAGTTTTTACGCCCCAATCTAGAAGGACAAAAGCGTTTCCCGTCTGCAAAAGAGACAAAACTATTTGCGAAGAAAACTCGCCCCAATTCTCGAACTGCGAGGGTTGGTCTAGCCAGAAAGGCCGGGGCCCATAAACGGAAGGTAACCCGTTATCGCCAGATTCCACCAAATCGCGCGGCAGTGTAGCGACCGACTCGGAAATTATCCGCCAAGAACCGAAAACGGCTGTTAATTGAGCAGCCGAATTTATGTCTACAGCGACGCCGGCATGGTTCCCCCGGTGAGCTAACCCGGTAAGATCTCCGCCGGAATCAAAAACGTCTTGTATCGAAATACTGCGCGCACCTAACGCCCCGGAAAGAACCCGGTTAATCTTCATGCGTCACCCGCAAAGCTGCACGAACCATAAGCACCCCGCCAGCAACCAAAGCCAAAGCGGGCGAAACCATAGCAACGCCGAACATAATCGACACCAAACCGGCCGCCAACAAAAGGAAAATAACTGTTTCGCTCATATCTGAACCCTTCATAAACTCATCAGCAAAGAATCGTCCGAAGCCGGCGCTTCGTCGTGCCACCTAGAAGCGCGCGCCATACCTATAATTAAAGCTACCGCTAAGTCGATATGTCTAGAGCTAGACCGGTATTCTTTGCTAATAAGTGCGCCCATAGGCGTCTCTTTAAGTTGCGCATTTCCGAGGTGTCTAGCAAGTGCCGGGTCTCCGTCATGGGAAAGCCCGCCGACGCCCTCCATAACTCTAGCGTAAAACCCGTTAGTCGCCGGGATGATTCTCGCCCTGCTATTGCTAGGAAATTCTACCAAAGGGGCGCCGTGCTCCTCTTGAAGACGAAGTAAACTTTGTTCAAATCTCCAAGGATCGGCTACCAATTCCCGAACAACAAAATTTTCCATAGCTTCCAAAATCGTTTTTTCTACTTCGTCCGCCGGCGTTCTCCAATCCGGATCGTTAGCCGGAGCTTCCCAATGGCCGAGCACGCTTACGAACATGTCCGAAAGCCTTATAGCACAGAGCCCGGTTGAATCGCCTTTCCAAGCGCCATCGAAACCCAAAATTATTTCGTCGCCTTTTTCTAATTTCTTTGTCTTATCTTCCAGCGCAGACCAAGCGCCCGCCGGCAAAAATGCGGCACCCGAAGAAGTCCAACCATTCAATTTATAACGAATAAAACTTGCTTCGTGCGTAGCCACTGCGGCCGCCTCGAAATCCTCGACAGCCGACGGAAAAATCGACCAAGCCGGATTTACCCGTTCCCATTCCGCCGGGTCTTTATACTTCCACCCCTTAGCCTTCATTTCTTCCAACGTCGGACCATACCAAGACATACCGAACGCCGGCCGATTCTCCTCCGCCGATTTCCGCTCGCCGTTTATTCGGTGGCCGTCAATCCTCAGGCCCTGCATATACATTTTTCCTAAAGGGCTACCGAGGTCAAAACCTGCCGTAGAAATAACCAACATTAAAGGGCTTTTTCTTGCCGACATACTCAAACGCAAAGCGTCGATTAACTCGTCGTTTTTGAAAATATGGAACTCGTCAAATATTACGAAACTACAGTTTAAACCTTGTTGTAAACCGGCGTCAGCGCTTACCGCTCTATACGTCCCCGAGTTTAGGTTACATCTGATTTCGGTTCTAAGAACCGTGCAACATTCCGACAAAGCAGGCGAAGCCCTAACCATACGGCAAGCCTCGTCAAAACAGATTCTCGCCTGTCCTCGGTCACCTGCGGCGCTCACTACCTGCGGCGAAGCGTCCCGATTATCTGCGATTAAATGGTACAAAGCTAGAGCGGCGCCAAGCTGGCTTTTACCGTTTTTTCTCGGCAACCCTAAAAGGTAATTGCGCCTAAGCCGTACCCCGTCGCCGTCCTCTTTATAAATATCTTCTATGATTTCACGCTGAAACGGTAATAGTTGGAAAGGCTGTCCGGCGAAACTATGCCCCAAAGTAAGAAAAGTTTCTATAAACTCGACTACTCTATCGGACTCCATAGACGCACCCCCAAGCCACACACTAACACTAGCTTACTATAAGACTAAACCGGCGCCAAACCTTAACCTTAACTTTAAAAGCTAACGGCCCGCCGACGCCGACTCTTGGAACTCCGCCAAACCTGCCCCAGAAAGCCACGAAATCGGAGCCGAAACAGTAGGAACCTTTAGCAAATCGTCAAGCTGCACCAAAGCATCCCGCCGGCCTTCTTCGCTGTCCTCGACACTAACCCGACCAACAACCCGACGGCCGCCGGCGTCGCTAATTTCTACCACCAAAATATGCGGCCCTTGTTCGTCTTCCGCTACTTCTTCGACCCGAATAACTTCCACAATCACGACCTAAGAATTTCTCGAATAGCCGCCAACTTTTGTGCGTCCGAAGAAGCCACCGACACCGGCGCAACCGTAGCAGCTACCCGCCGCAAAATTTCGGGAATCAAAACCACCAAATTTTTACCGCAGCAAGCGGTAGCTTTATATTTGCTGTGAGGTTCCAAACTGAAACCGGGTTTAACGTGCCCGTCGACTACCAACTTAGACAACAAAGAAACTATGTTGTCGACTAGAATAGTCGGTACTTTATCCGCCTCGAAATTCCCGACCGCACAAACCGAAAGGCTTTGTCCGTCTATACCGGCGCCCGTAGCCCCGCCCTGAGTAACAGCCCCTCGACCTTCCACGGCGAAACCGTCGGACGCAGAAACAAGAAAATTGTAGGCGATGTCGAAATACTCGCCGGTAATATGGTAACGCTCGATCGCCCGCACCTTCCCGAGAAACGGCGATTGCCCCGTAACGCTATGGTGTAGAACGACGGTCGAAACGGCGCCGCCGCTATACGTAACCGGGTGGTTAACGACCTGCTTAGGTGTCACCCCTTTAGACCATTCGGCCCGCTGCATGTACTTCACTATTCATCACCTAACCAAGACTCGATTACCGATTTAGCTTGCGCCGCACCGATGGAGATTGTATTTCGTGCCTGCGGACTCAAACCTAGCCGGTCCTCTACGCCTACTAGTTTAGCCTCGACATCCGCCAACAATTTTGCGCAAGGATGCACCGTTAATTGTCCGCTAGCGCCCTCGGCCGTCCATCCCTCAGAATCTAGACGCACTAACAAATTTTCCCGCCGCTCCGAGTAAGAGCAGTATCTAGAAACTAGGCCGAAATCGGCGACCGGGTTATAAGCTCCGGACGGCCCTCCCAAGCTCCAAATTTTACGCCACCGCTGCGAATCGCTCAACGAAGCCGGCATTTCCGGAGTTTTCCAAGCTTCATTACGGACAGGCAACTTAGGGGCGCCCGAACCGTGTCCGGTCCGTTCCTCCGGGTGCTTAGCTCTAACCATTCTTTACGGCTCCATCGCTATTTTTTTCTCTAGGATCGTGAAGTAAAACCGCCGTTAATTGCTGCACCGAAGCTTCCAAACGGTCCGCTTGCGCGTCGTGCAAATCGAGTCGGGCATTCATTGATAACTCGGACAGAAACAAACGCGACCCGATAGCCGAAATAGATTCGTTAATCTCGCCGGCAACCTTATTGTTTTCGGTGACCGTTAAAAGCTGATTATCTCCGCCGTCTCCGTTCGGGTGAGTGAGCGCTTCCCTTGCCCAATTCACTATGCGAGTTTTTCCCCGACGCCGAAGCCAAACGACAAACGGAACCCCGCCCGCACCGAGCACGGCGCCGACTTGCGCAACCCCCCAAAACTGTGCTGTTATATGCTCTATAATAAGCACTAAAAAACTCCAAAAATCGGCTAAAACTGCGGCCCGGATTTACTCCAAACACCGGGGAAGGCTACAAGAAGG